ACCTTTTTTTACTTTAACTACCTTTTTTACTTTAACTACCTTTACCAATTTTTAACTCTTTTAATTATACCAATTCTTTACTTTTATTACCTTTTATTATATATAGATGAGCATTATATTTAATTATGATAAGGATAATTATTTTATTTCTACTGGGACTATTTTAAATATTTCAGGTACACTTACAACCCCACCTAATCCATCAGATATTTCATTAAATAATTTAAAGTATGTAATAAATAGTAATTATTCTATCAATAATACCCTACCGATTGGGTTAACATTAGACACATCGAATGGTAATATTACTGGACCAACTACATTTTTGAATATTACAAAAAATAAAAGTTATATAATTGCAATAGTTGATAATAATGATGAAAATAATGTTATAGGATTAAGCAATATGATAAATATTACAATCGATTATATTCCAGAATTTCATTATATAAATAATATAAGTAAATACGAATTACAATTAAATTCTAATATAAGTATTATTCCATATTATACAATCAATAACAAGTCTGATATATTTTATAGTGTAACATCTAACGACCCATTAGAAAATATTGGTTTAACATTGAATAGATCTACTGGACTAATATCTGGAACTATAGAATTTGATGATCCAACTCAAATAATAAGTAATCTTTTTTATACAATTACAGCAAACAATAACGGAATACTATTTAATAATGAAATAAATATTATAATTGATAAATTGCCAATTGTTATATATCCAGAATATAATGAAATTATTCAAAATAAATTAATATCAATAACTCCATTGAGTGAAAGTTATTTTTCGTCAAGTACAATTTTTTCATTAAATTGTAATTTACCAAATGGATTATCTTTAAATACAAACACCGGCGAACTATATGGTTCAGTTAGTTTACCTATGCCTATGCAAACATATATAATTTATGCAGAAAACAATATAGGCAAAATAAATATTAAAATAAAAATTAATATAATAAAAGATTTAAATGTAGTCCCTGTATTAGGTGACAATTTTTCATCAAATACGTTTTTAACATCGCCTGATATAGAAATGCGACGTAAAGCAGAAATACTTAAATATAAAAAAAATAGTAATAATTTAACAAAAAGTCAATATTATTCTCTCTTGTCAAAAGGAAAAGGTTCGTATGCAAAACGTGCATTTTCAACACACAATCATTCATATACAAATTCAAGTGTGAATAATTTACAACAAAGAAATAATACATTAATATGCGATTCATCAATCAATATTATATGTACACCGAGTAGTTCAAGTAATGTTCCAGGTCCGGTTGTAACCCTATGCTATAACCCAAATATAGGCGTTATTGGGTATAAAGAACCAAATAAAAAGAGAACTAATATTGGGTTAAAATATCCATATAGAGGAGGAAACTAATATGATATATATAAAAGATATAAATATGTATTATATATTTTATATATAACTGATGTATATCTTATTAAAACAAATATTATTATTTGGACTAATAAATATAGTAACATGTAATTTATTTAAATCCATTCCAATTGTTGTTTTACATGGGTTAGAAAGTTCAAGTGAAAAAATGAATCCATTATGTGAATGGATTGAAGATTCATTTGATAAAAAGGTTATTAATATAGAAATAGGTAATGGCGAAAAAACAAGTTTATATACGCCATTACCAGAACAATTAACTGAATTATGTGATACAATTTATAAAAACAAAGAGTTGGAAAATGGATTTGATTTTATTGGAATCTCTCAAGGGGGACTACTTGCAAGAGGTTATGTAGAACAATGTAATGATTATCCGGTTCATAATTTAATTACATTAGTGTCTCCACATGGTGGTGCTTTTATGAGAGATAGTATAGAAAATAATTTTATGTATACACAATTTTCGCAAAAACATATTTCATTTGCTGGGTATTGGCGTAATCCAACAAAATTAGAAATATACTTGGATAAAAGTGTATATCTTCCATACATTAATAATGAAAAACTGCATATATCAATGGAAAAACAAAAACAAAATATTATCTCTCTCTCTAACTTTGTAATGATATGGTCTCCAAACGATGAAATTGTTTATCCAGCCGAAAGCGGTAAGTTCAGTTTTTTGGATAAGGACATGAATATAATTCCAATAGATGAAACTGACATATACAAGGAAGACACCCTAGGGTTAAAATATTTAGATGACGAAGATAGAATGCATATTTATAAAACCAATTGTTCGCATGTAGATCATCGCAACCCAGAATGTTTTGATCAATTATATGAGATTTTAAAATTTTATATTTAATTTTATTTTATATTTTTTAATAATTTAAAATAAAATCGAAAACTTATTAAATTATTAAAAAATAATTAACCCTACCAAATTAACCGCCGAAATGACCGCCGAAATGACGAATGAGTGCATTGCCAGAGATTATTTTAAAACTATTTGCGATCGTAATAGTTTTACTTCGAGTGAACGTGACATTACGTTCAAGTACCGTGATCATAGAGGAAATCATTTTGCAAATACATCCGAAAAGGTTTGTTTATGTGATTTTCATTACAATTGGTTGAAAACGATTGAATCATTAGAAATGCGAGGTGAAAATCCCGAATATGCAACTGACGATTTGTTGGAAAATTTCAAAAGATACGATATTTTCCGTGTATGGAATCGTCGTTCTGTAAATGCTCATTATTCAGACAAAGGTACAATGTATCTATTGCGAGGTAATTATGAAGATAGTATCCCTGAATTTGATGATAATTATGAATGGACATTAAACGGAATTTTTACATGCACGAACCCTACAAACTATATTTTTGAAATTTTACCGATAACCGATAAAAGTGTAATGGAGTGGGTACAAAATCAAGAATTTCTATATGATTATCCAGTTGGTTCATATACTGCATTCTTTTCAAAAGAAACAGGTATTGAAATAGAACAACACGAATTATACACGATAAATGGTGGATGCTATACACGTATGGTGAAAGATACGCATATTTACACAAACGTTAAAAGAGAATTTAATATGGTAATTGTTGAAAAAAAAATACACGAATTTTACTGGAATAAAATAAATAGAATGAAGATGTATGATTTTAATGAATGTTTGGATTTTATGAAAAGCGAAATGGATAATGATATTTTTGGATTGAGTGACCTTTATTCATCTTGTAAAATACCAGATGAAACTATTTATCAAGGTGTTATTTTATTAAAAGAAGCACTCTTACATGAAAACACAAAAACAATTAATACGTTAAAAAGTAGGTTTAAAGATTCATTACATATTATCATGTGGGTAATTTATGTATCAACAAACCACCAATTCTATCAGAATGATGGTTTTGGAAAAATTCCAAATATTGATACAAATCGAACAGAATATTTTAATTTTTATAAAAATCTAGTAGAGTTATTTATTGAAGAATCATTGGTGTCTCGTCTTCTCTGTTTGGCAATTTCAGGTGACCGGCAACGAATCGTATGTCATAAACAATCTCATTACCATAATGTTGTTTGTGAAAATATACATATAGTTAAACTCATTGTTCCCGCATATATAAATGCTAATACTGATATTATTCATGATAATAAAACAGCACAAGAGTATTGGAATACATATGATAATACATTATTTAATGCTCGTGCAATTGAATCGTATCATCATAATACGGAAGAAAAATTCGATAAAAATAATGAAATAGGAGAATTTTTAAAAATGAATTAAATAACTGACTACCGATATACTGTTTAAAAACACTCATAATATATTATAACTACTACAATTTAAATAACATATAGTTAACACCAACATTCTTTTTTTTCGCATTTGTTGTGGAGGCAATATTTATTTATTTTGGTTAATTTTTTAAATTGTCATTATCGTCAAAAATGCTTATTTGTTTATATGGCAAAAATGCATTAAATAATGCCATGGCAATAAACCATAATAAATAATTACCATAATCTTGAAATGTTAAATCAAAAAAATCAAAAACAACAATTGCAACAGGAACACTAATTGTAATAAATAAAATTGTATAAAGCAAATAACTAAAATATTCCATTTATATATATATATATATAAATGTATATAGTATAATAGACTTATTTAATATAAAAAGTATTTGAATTTTAATATATTAAAAAATTAATATATTAAAAATGACTCCAGTGGGAATCGAACCCACGCCAACACCTTGGAAGGGTGCCATGATACCATTTCACCATGAAGCCTAAATAATATAAAAAAAATAACAGAACCGTATTATTGTTTTTTTTGGTGATCGTACAAGATTCGAACTTGTGACCAACGCCGAAAAAGGGAGAACAAACTACAATCAGACCGAAAATTGTTCGGTCAATTAGATGTAGTCCATTTACGCTGCTCTACCGACTGAGCTAACGATCAAAACAATAAGTTGTTCTAAAAACTCACTTAAATGAATGAGTGAGAGGAGAAGGGAGAATTTGCGGAAGGGGTGTTAAGTCAATTAATGAATATTGGGGGGGGGTCATAAAAGTGATAACCCAATATCATCAGACCTAACTATCAATTAACAGTAATTTAATAACCATTTATATGCAGTTCTTACTTTAATAACACAAACAATAATTTAATTTGGGGGGTTCATAAAAAGTGATAACCCAAATTAGACAGTTCGTGTAAGTAATTAACAATTTACTATAAACGGAAGGAGTGAAAGGTCAATTAATAATAATGGGAGGTTCATTAAAAGTGATAACCCATTATCAGCAGACCTTTCTGTTAGATTCTTCTACACTCTATATAGACGGTTGTCTTTAAGTTGTTTACCTGTATAATAACAATAATAGTATAGATTAAATATTTCGATTTTTTTTAAATTCATTTGTGTAACAAACATATATCATTTAATATAAAATATAATTATAATAAAATTGAAAATATTTAAAAGCATTATACGTATTATATATACTAGTAGTTTTATTATAATGGAGAAACAAATTAACAAAAAACTTGATGCATTTCAACGAGATTTTAAAAATAAAATTAAAGATTGGATTTATACCAATAGTGCAAAAATATGCACACCTCATGATAATGATGTTACAAGTACATTTTTACAGTATGTTTATGATTCAGGCAATATAGAAATTACTTCATCTGATTTAAAAAAACGCAAACGTATTAAAAATAATGTACCGCAATATGACCTATGTATTGCAAAACGTGCAAACGGCGATCAATGTACACGACGTAAAAAGGTTATTACTGATACATCAACCGAGGAAGATAATATGTACTGTGGAACACATATTAAAGGAACACCTCATGGTATCGTTACAAATGAAATTAAATTACAAAATCCACATACAAAGGTAGAAATATGGGTTACTGATATTAAAGGAATCTGTTATTATATCGATGACAATAATAATGTTTACAATCATAGCGATATTCAATCAAATAAATTAAAACCGGGAATTATTGCAAAATGGAGTAAAAATGAAAATGGTGATTATATTATCCCACAATTTGAAAATTAAATATATATATATATATATATTATTATTAATATAATTTTTTATTTATTAAATAAAACTTTATTTATATATTAATGGACGATAAACAAATGGCGAATGTTAAAAACACAAATGATAAAAATGAAACATTAATTTCATTTTTTAATAAAATTAATATTAAATGTAATGATTTTACCGAATTGCATGGAATGATTATTGAACGAAATGTATTAATGAATATGGATACATATAAAAATATTAAAAAAATAATTCCTGAATTAAAACAAATTTTGTCATCATCTTATTTAACATCTTTGCATCAATATGCAGAAACAAAACAGAAATGGCCTTTACTAAATTTATTTAGACAGATTTTATTATCGTGCAATTATAAATTAACACCAAAACGTATATCAAATGGATATACAATTGATGGAAAAAAAAAATATAAACGTATGTTTGTTATTGAAAAGATGATAGTTATTATATAATTGTTTAATTATAAGTTGGAGTTGAACCATAAAAACATTCCTCACACTCACTCGAATTTTTGATATTACATGGATGTTTATAGATAAAAGTTCCATTATGTTCTTCTTCCTCATTAAATACTTCAACGCTCAACAATTTGTTACTATCTTTTACTCGACGCGATTGAAAGAGTAATACATTTTGTGCACGTTTTTCAGTATTACGATTTCTGACAAATGTGCGTTTTGCTGCTTGATCCTTTAATTTTTGCATTTTCATGATAGAATTGAATTCTTCGGCATTAGATACTACGATACCACTTGACTTTTTGGTCGTATTCTTATGACCGACTGTTTTTGTTGTTTGTCGTTGTTTACCAAAAGTATGATTAAATCGTAAATCATCAACTACGATTGTTTTTTGGATGGACGTTTGATTGCGTGTTAAACTCATATTGCTTTATTTCTGAAGGGTTATTTACACTTAACATCATTTAAATACTTTCGATTTTTTTTTTAATTAATATATTAATTAATATATTAATTAAAATATTAATTAAAATATATATATATATTAACAATGGTAACTATACCAATAAAATACATACCAACTACACTCAAGATTAATGATAAAAATAAACAAAGGAGAGAAATTAATAAATCTCGAAAATTATATAAAAAAAATAAATATTATACAAGAAAAAATGTTAAATCATTTAAATCAAAACCATCAAAGCATATTATAAATGCTCGTAAAATATATAATATTACTAATATAGTTCCATCAAATGAATTATCAAAAAAAACAGGATGTTCAATAAATTCTCTTAAAAAAATAGTAAATAAAGGAATGGGTGCTTATTTTTCATCAGGTTCAAGACCAAATCAAACACCACATTCTTGGGGGTATGCCAGGTTAGCAAGTTCAATAACAGGTAATAATGCGTCAATTGTTGATTATAAAATTTTAAAAAAAGGATGTAAAAAAAAAAGTAAAGCACTTAAACTCGCAAAAAAAAGAAAATCAATACGTAAAATAATTTTAAAAAATAAATCGAAATGATTTAAAGAAACTTTATTATTAACAACAATAGAAAAATACATAATGTCTTTTTCAACTCAACGAACCCAATCGTATTATCAAGAAGACCAACAACAACAAGATTGTACACAAGGTAGTGTTAATGAGAGTTTTGTGTTTAAACTCTCATTAAAAGATTATATTTTGAGATTACTTGTTCTAGGATCATCCGATAATAAATATGACCCACGAAAGAAGGGGTTGTCGGCAGAAAATGCCGAATATATTAAATCCCAAATCATTTCCGGTCATGGTGAGGAAATCTGCAATATCGTCCGCGATGTTTATAAGGATAATCGGGCACCTAAGCAAGATGCTACAATGATGGTTATTGGGTTGCTTTGTCGTGCGGAAGATATTAATATTCGTAAGATGGGACTTCAACTTTTAGAGAATTTTAAAACAATTTCGCATTTGTATTCGTGGAAGAAATGTCATGCGTCTATTGAAAATCAAACTACCGGACAAAAGAGCAAGGGTTTTGGACGGGCAGTCAAACGCCAAATTAATGAATGGATTCTTTCATATAGTGGTAAACCCGAAGACCTTGCCTATCAAATCACTAAGTATATGGCGCGTGAAGGGTGGTCTTTCAAAAATATTCTTCAATGCACTCACGTAAAGACGGGAACTGGG